TTACTCTTAGCGGGGTAAAAATAACCTTTTTAGAATCTTTATCTATTACAAATTCACAGTCTTTCCAAAGCCCGTCGACAGTAGAAAGAGAGTTGTGTAAATTTTTTAAATATTGTAATTTTATTTTTTCAGGCTGAGATAAAGTTCTTTGTTTTTTATTTACTCTATTAATTAAAGTATTAATAGCTTCACTAACGTTAAAAATAAGATCATATATCCACGCACGTGTTTTATCTTTATCATCATGAATCAATGTTTTAAAAGTAATGTTGTAGGCTTTAAGCCTATCATAATTTATTTCAGCTGAAAATTGTTTAACTAATTCATCTTCTAGCTCTGATGCCTCATCGCATATAATAAAATTTTTTCTTTTTATATGATTAGGAAGCGCTAAAAACATTTTATAATTTAACACAGCAAACCTAGACAATACAGACTTATTTCTAGCATTATAATAAGGGCATCTATTTTTTTCCCAACACTCATCTCTAATTTTTGATACTAAAACACATGGGGCAGTCTCAACATCAAAGTTTTGATCTACATCGCATATGTAGTTTGTTTTACCTTTTAAAATATCAGTATCAGGGAATAATTTTAAATACTGATCTTGTAACGATTTAGTTATTGTAAGAGCGAATGTGCCAAACGGCGGCTCTGATAAGCAGTCAACTTCATTTATGTAATTACCAAAATAATCTTGTTTGTAAGCCGAATAACTAAGTATGTTTTCTATAAATTTATTTGAAGGTGTAGAACTTAAACCGGATAATGTTTTTGCTAAAAAGCTTTTACCTGTACCGGTTGGTGCGCAACATATAACAAATTTTTTACCATTATTAAATGCACGCTCTATACTTTTTATTAATTTTGCCTGTTGTGTACTCGGCTCATACTCCTTAGGAAAGTGATTTAAATATCTGCTAAACACAATTAATTATAGTATATTAAAGAGGCTTTACAAATACTTTTTTATTAAATAGTTTCGACGGCTTTGCAATAGGTATTTGTTTATACTGATTATAAAGATCTTTATTGTACCTACAAAACGAATCTATCGTATAGTCAAATGTTAAACAACCGGCTTCAGATGTAAAAGAAAATGGATAGGGTATTTCAAATATTATTTTTTTATTTTTTTTATCTTCCACAAAAATGGTAAATGTACAAAAAAAGTCTTTTATACAAAATAATATTAATTTTCCCTTTTTAAGAGTTTTAGATTCTAAGTAAAATCCTATATTTTTTTGTAGGAAATTATTTACTGCTAATTCGATATTTTCAGAAGATGTCATGTATTCATAAACCTCATTTTATCGTTGGGTGATAATAATGCTAACCGCTCATTAAAATACTTCCAAAATCCGTTATTTGCTGGAATAGCTTGTATTAAATCACATGCAGACATATTTATACATCTATAATCTTGCATAAAAATATCCCAAGTAATTAAAAGATCTTTTGTGGATGGATTATACTTAGGCTGATTTATTGCACGTCTATAGTTTAAAGCTATACGCCCCTCTGGGCTCATTAATAATTTAAGAGAGTTTGTACAGAGCATTCTACGCGTAGGTGGTGAACCGAGTTTGGGCCTTCTGCGCACAAACTTAATTTCAGCTACGTTGCTTAGTAGAATGTTTTTTAACGTGGGCAGCGACACTTTCATTATCATTCCTTACTGAGCAAATACCAAATATTCTTTGCTCGTTTAGAAAGAGACCTTTTTTTAAAGTACCATAACCATCGATGTCTAAATTAGCAACAGGTACCCCTAAATTATTAGGAAAGCAAACATGATCTCCTTTCTTTACATATTTTGCTGTGGGGCCGCACAATACAACTTCGCCTATACGCCATGCTTTAGTATCTGCATTAATAGGAACAACAATACCATTGCGTATAATTGAAGAGCCGTCCTCAGTCTCATCAACATATTTTACAAGCAAAACATCATCTAAAACAGCCTTAAGGTTGTAGCCGTAAAAAACCGAATTAAAAGAATTTTTAGGTAATTCGGATAAATCAATTAAACTTTTATGAACTGGTAATAAATCTATGTCTGCGGGCATAATAAATAGATTTAATTACTTCTTCGAAGAGTTCAACTTAGATACATATTCACAAATCTCTCTTTCCGAGAGTTCATAATTTTTAGCCAATAAAGTAATATGCTCGTCTGATTTATTTTCTTTATTTTCTTTATTCTTTTTAAAATAATTTATTTTTTTATTGGGTACTTTAGGAAATACTGCCATAAAAAGAGCGTAAAGCTCTTTCTTAGATTCAAAAATACCCAGATACTTGTTTATAATATTTGATGTAATTGCAACATTCGGAGAATACATACTAAGCCATCGATTGACTAAATATGGAACAAATTCTGATTCTTCATCCACAGTTTTGAAGCATGTCTGTATTTTAGTAAATAAAATATCACGGATTGCATCAAATATTGTCATTAACTAATTACTTTTGATGTTGCAATAAAAATATCATCGTTTAATTCGTAAAATGTTTTAATTACATCATTCATAAAAAATTTAGCTTGTCCATCGGTAAGATTAGTTGAATATGCAAAAGCTGGTGCTTTTTTTCCAGCAGAAATATTAATACCGGTGTGACCAAGAGCTACCCCATTCTTAGAATATGTTATACTCACACTACACTTACCCTTAGGTTGAGTAACACCTCCCTGCATATGTTCTTTATGCACAATTAAATCATCACCATCAACTTCAATAGGGGCTTTAATGTATTGTGTGCTTAATATATTAGCTATCTGTGTATTAAATAGTCGCTGCCATGCAACAGCACCGAAGGGATCCAGCATAGGTATTTCCCATAAAAAGTTAATAGCATCGTCGCTGTAAATAAAATCGTTATTAATAACGTCTTCGCTATCTATCATACCGTCTAGTTCTACTTGCATAGGGGCTCTAAACGCAACAATATTTCCAATTGGAAGTGTTTTATCTCTAAAAAATTTATATGCAAAACGTGAGTGTAAGAGCTTACCGTCGTAGATTTTTTGATCAATAATCATTAGTTTATTGTATAATATCAGCTTTGTTTTTCAAGTATTTTAAAATTTGTTCACATGTTTTTTGTAAGGTAAAGTAATTTTGATAGACATATTTACCTTTATCTAGCATTTCTTTTTTTTGCTTATTGGAAAACGACTTAAGAATTTGTTTTAAATTTTTTAAATCATTAAAGGGCGCTATAACACAAAATTCGTTCCAATTAATTTCATCTTTGAAAGGTAGCCACTCTTTGTCTGAAATATATACTGGTATTGAGCCAAGCTGTAATGTCTCATATAGCCTGAAGCTTGATGCACCATACCCCCGCGGGCACAAGGTAAATTCTGACTTAATTGTTGTATCGATAAACTCATTAAACTGATTATTAGATACAGCCGCCGTCCATTCGCTTCCAATTAATTTAAAATCTTTATCTAAAGAATAAAGATTAAATAACTCTTTTCTTATAGGGTGTGTCATGCTTCCGACGAACGAACAAAAAAATTCTTTTTCAGCGGCATTAGGTATTTTTTTAAGAGGAGAACAAATTAAAGGTATAGCAATACCATCTCTTCTACCCCCTGCTTCGAAACTAATAGTACCATTAGGAAGAATTTCTTTTATTGCATCATCATGCTGCGATACGCAAAAATATTTTCCTTGAGGTAGGGCATTTAAATAATATTGTAAATACTGTTTTCTATCTATAGATGATTTAAAAAATATATTTTCCCTATACACAGCTGTCCAAAAAATTGGGATTAAAGTATATCCTGTTTTATCAAAAGAAGATTTATTTTTTTTATAGAAGTCGTAAAAAAATTCCTCTAAATAAAGCCCCTCGTGATAAGGCGGATATGGTGGGCTGTCATCAGTTATTCTAAAAATCTTAAAATCATACGTCATATTTTTTACTATTGTAATTATTTCTTATCATATCTAACAGCCTTACTTTATCACTTACACCTCTAACAAAATTTGCGTGATGCGCAATAATTTCTTCTGGAGGAAAAATATCGGTAATACCGTCCCACTCGTGAGTATTGTTTTCTTTGTTATAGAAAAAATTACCTACTGTGTAATATTTGCGTTTGTCTAGCGTTTTATATTTAACTAAATTTTTATAATAGTTAAACGCTACTTGATCATTAGGAAAATTCCAAAAATTTTCTTTTATTTTTTTTATAAAATTAATCATAGTATAATTACTTTTACATGCAAAAAATCCATTGCAAAGCGTATCAGTATCAGACTGACAGACAACATCATAATTTTCTAGTTCGTTTCTTAGCTCATCTACAAATGGTTTAAAAAACTGTATATCACAATCTGAAAAAATAAACCACCCGTCTTTATTTTCTTTAAATGCTAATAGAAGAACATCTTGTTTTATATTAACACCGCTTCTCCAACCTTCTGTCATAAATTCGCCCGTTCCGGTATCATGCTGAATCTCGTATGAACGAATAGGTAGCTGTTCTTTTGTGTAAATTTCTCTTAAAGTTTTTTTAAAGTAATTATCGTAAAGTGTTTTATGGCTTTTACTGTAAAGCGTATAAACCGAGGGCATAATTTATTATACTAAACTTTTCTTATGTTGCAACAACTTTCGCATTATATGAAGTTCTTTTCTCCTCACGTCTCTATTGGTCGAGTTATAATAAAAACATCTAATTAATCTTTTGTTTAAAAGAGCAATTTTGTTATTTTTTTTGACAATTTGACTTCTTAAGTAATAGTCTCCTTCTTGCTTTGTTGCTAATTGTGAATATGTTTTGTCGCATAATTTTAAAAGTAAATCTATATTAGCTATAAAAGGCTTATTTATAAAATCAATAAATTTTGTTTCTCTTAAATCTTTTGAATCGAAATAAGAAAGTGATAGTTTTTTATTTAAATGTAAAGTTTTATTTGGTAAAATATTATTTTTAGTAAATTCTAAATTCTTATAAGTCAAAGACAAAAATAATATATCTTTATTTTTCTTATAATAATTTAAAACCTCTTTTATAAAAAAAGTATTTTTTGTAGTGCATGCTGAGTCGTCGGGCAAATAAATTAAATCTGTAAATCCTTCTTTTTGCAAAGAAATTAAATGGGACACAAATGCTAAATTAAATGATGGTGTTTTATAAAGTAAGAAATTAACTTGCTTTAAGTTGTCTCTTATATTCAATGCAATTTTTTTACAATAATCTATATCTTGAATATCATGAAAGCAAAAAAATACTTTATCAATATTGTTTAAAAGAAAAAGTAAAGAGCTATCTTTGTTAAAATATTTTGATACTTCTTCCCTAGAAGTTGTGTGCGTAGGTATAAAACTAGCTAACTTTTTCAAGAGTACCCCCTCTAGTATCTACTTTACTCCAATCAGGCTTCATGTTTAAATATTTACTTAATCTATTAACCGCATCTATACGGTCGTTAACTAAATCATACCATAAATTATCGCTTATTTTGTCGTGATTATCTGAAAGCATTCTATCTGCGGTTTTATCTCTTTGTCTACCACCATATACCCAGTGATTATGCTGAATATGAATATCTTTTCTATATTTTATTCTACCAAATGCATTGAATGTTTGATACATCCATTGATCGGACCAATTAATTAAAAAATCTTCTTTAGTAAAATATCCTAACGTTTCATAATATTTTCTGTGTACAAAAGCGTTAACACATATTTCATCTAATTCTCTGTGCCCATCGTAGCAATGTACTAATTTTATCTTGTCTTCTGGGCAATTAACTTTCTTAAATTCATTTAATATCATTTCATCCCAATTAGGAGTTGTAAATATCATATCATCTCCAACATAACCAAATATATCGCCATCTGTGTTAGCAGCTAAAATATTCCAAATTCTATTTATCCCAATAAATTTACTGTTATTCTTAATATTAACAATCTTTACACAAGGTATTGCTTCAGCTATTTTGCTTACTATATCCCTTGTAGGGTCATCTTCATCGATACCAAAAATAATATTAACATTGTTAATATCCTTTACGGAGGTAATAACTGAGCTAATAAAAGTTAGCTTAAGATTTAATCGCTCTCTACTTGGTAGTAATAGGCTTATTTTCATATTTCTTTTTTATTTTTTTTAGAATTTCCTGCAATTTTGTTTCAGGTGTATCCGGTACTGCATTTTGCCACGCCGGTTGATACCCGTGCTTTAGTTGAAAATGTTTTGCACCATTAACTATA